AACAGATGCTCAAACAAGATCTTCTGCTTCTGTTATAAGTGGATTTAGTACAATTACAGATGCAACAAGGATTGGTACGTATGATATTAAAGTAGCAGATGGTTCTGATTTTTCTGAAAGATTAAGCATCAGGGGAAGTAATGTAGGAATAGGGACAATAACTCCTTCAACTTTTTTGAATTTATACGAGAATACCACCAGTACAACTCCTCAATTCTCTGTAGAGCAAGACGGGACCGGAGATGCAGCAATAAACTTTTTATTAACAGCTGGGCAGAACTGGACAATGGGAATTGATAATAGTGATGCAGATAAGTTTAAGATTAGTGAAGGTGCGACAGTGGAAGATACAACAAGATTAACTATTGATTCTTCAGGAAATGTAGGAATATCGACGGATGCTCCTACGAATAAATTACACGTTAATCTTGGTGCGGCGAATAACACCCAAGGAGTAATCCTGGATAGCTCGGGATCAGAAGCGTCATTACAGTTAAGAAACTCTTCTGCAGCAGGGAAAGAATGGCAGATTTTATCTACAGGTACAGGGGCGGGGGCAGGTACTGGGAAGCTTCAATTTTATAATACGACAGATGCTGTTACAGGATTAATTATCCAAAGTGATGGAACAGTTGGAATAGGTATAAACACTCCAGCTACAGATCTTCATGTTAAATCAGCAGGAGGAGCTATTACAGTTGATACAGATTCTGCTGGGAACAGTTCTTCTCTTTACTTCGCAGAAGCAGGGACTAATAAGTGGCGTTTATTTAATGATGGTGGCACAGATGCTTTTATTATTTCAGATGCAGATGCGTCGGCTACAAGATTGACTATAGATAATACTGGAGTAGTTATTCCTTCAGTTGGAATAAAACTTGATAATCTTGGATCGGCGGATGTTAATGTATTAGATGATTACGAAGAAGGAACATGGACGCCAACGGTTGATTCTGGAGTAACTTCTCCAACATATGCTTCTCAGTTTGGTCATTATACAAAGGTTGGGAACACTGTTTATGTAACTATGTTTATAGAAACAACTGGAGGGACTCTTAATGGATCTCAGTTAAAATTTGGAGGACTTCCATTTACAGCATCTGGAGATAATCAGGGAGAAGGAATGACTTTAGTTCAAAGCAATGATGTTGGTCTTGTTAATTCATGTGTCCCAAGTTTTACAATCCCTAATTCTTCAGACCAAATATTTGGTTATGTTCCAGGAACTGGGGCTTTATATGTCGGGACTGATTTAACAAATAATACATGGAGCATGCGTGCCTTTGGATTTTATAGAGTTTAATAATTAATAACTAATCTACAACAAATAATGGGACAGGAGCTATCTAATGCAATTACTAAGATGGAAATAAAGATTGATGGAATCGTTTCTAAAGTACAGAGTATAGAAATTATGACCACTAAGAATGGTGTTAGATTAGAGAATTTGGAGACTCTTATTAAGAATGAGAAGAAGATTTTAGATAATCATTTACATAGTGATGAGAAGATACAAGAGAATATAAATAAGAAGTTAAGACATATAGAACAAGCAAGTGTTAAAGGTAGAATATTTTGGTACATAGTAGCATTGGCATCTAGTATCTTCGCATTTTTCTTCATAAAGCTTTTATCTATAAACGAATCAATAAGTATTATAAAAACTACATTACAATTATCAGATATAACTAATTAATTATGCCAAGATTAAAAATCAAACTCGGAGCTAAGGCTAAGCGAAAAGCGAGGCTTTTAAAAGAAATAATAGAAGAGCGGAAAGAAAAGAAAAAGAAATTAATGAGAATACGAAGAAAGTCTAATGGTAATATGATTGCTTAATATTAGGACATGCAAAGACAGGAAGAATATTTACGAGCATTAACTCAACAATTGAATTCCGTAAAGATTCAGGTTACTGAACATAACAAACATCTTACTTCTTTAACTCATGAGATTAATAAGAAGAAAGATTATTTGATTAGGATTCAAAAGGAAGTAGAGAAACAGGAGAAGAATTACACCGAAGATTCTTTAAGATTAACTGAAGAGCGGAATAAATCTTTTAATGATATAGATAAAAAGTATTCTAAAAAGGAAGAAGTTTTAAGTATAAGACAGGAAGAGTTGGAGGAATTACAAGAAAACCTCAAGAAAAAAGAGATTTCTATAAAGTTGGATGAATGTATAAATAAAGAAAACGAGAAAGATTTACAGAAAAGATTTTATGAATTTGATGAAAAAGAAGGGCGTGCAATGAAATTACTGTCTTCTTATGAATCCCTTGTTGAAGAGGTTATTTCTGGAAAAAACAAGATAGAGAAACGGTTAAATGAGAAAGAAAAGATTTTAAAAGAAATAAAAAATCTTAAAGAAGAGACTCAAGAATGGGAACAGGAAATAAAATCGGCTTTAATTAAACAAAGAAAATCTTTAAAGTTAAGACAGAACGAATTAGACAAAAGAGAAGAATTGATTAATAATAGATTAGAACAAGCATTACAAGCAGAAGAAAGAGCTAGATCTGAAATGAAAACATTATTACAATCTAAAGAATTCTTAAATGGCAGACGCAAAGAAAGACAGTAATCGTGTTACAACAATACAAGGAGTATCTTCTGTTGATGGGGTAACTCCTATTGATATATATGTAGATCCTACTACAGGAGCAGTAAAACTAGAATCTTAATTTTTTTATTATGGCAGATGCAGCAAGAGATAATAATCGCAATACAACTTTACTTGGAGTTTCGTCTTCTGATGGAACAACAGTTGTACCTATAAAGGTAAATCCTGTTACTAATGCTATGAAGGTGGATGGTTTAGGAGCTTCTTTCGGAGATTCGGTTACAGGATCTTCTGGAGATGGGTTTACAATTAACAATACAGGGACAGGGAGAAGTTTATTTTTAAATCAAGATGGGAATGGTATTGCATTAGAAATAGATGCAGAATCAACAACTACGGAAGTTTTAAGATGTCATGCTGCAACTACAACAACAGGAACAATTTTTTCTTTTCAGAATTGCAATAGTCTTACAACTGGTCGAATGGCATATTTCCATTCTAATTCAGCAGATACGGGGACAAGACAACTTGTGAGAATAGATAATGCGAATGCACTTGCTACAGGGGCAACTGCTTTGCATATATTGCAAGCATCAACAGCAGACGCTATTTTTATTGATCAAGATGGAAATGGTTCCTCTATTAATATAGATTCAGAATCCACAACAGCGAATGTCTTAAGCATCGCAAATGCAACTACAACTGGAACGATATTACGGATGGCAGACAGTAACGCTTTGACTACTGGTAGAATGGCTTTATTTGAGTCTAATTCAACAGATGGAAGTTCAAGAGACTTAATTCAAATTACAAATGGTCAGGCTGCAGCAGCTGGAACTAAGTGTTTAAAAATAACGCAAGGAGCTCCTGCGAATGCTTTAGTTGTAGATCAGAATAGTAGTTCTGCTTCTACGATATGGGCAGTGAGTATTGATTCAGATAACGCTGGAGCAGGAATAGGTGGAGGAATAGACTTTAGTAATATGGGAGGAGGAGATGTTAAGTTTAAATTTGTAGCAGATGCTACAGATCCAACAGGAGGAGGAGGAGCGGCGAATGGTAGAATAGCGATAGATGTAGGAGGTTCTATTGTTTATATTCCTTATTATTAAGAGATTCCCCTTACCTCGTGCGGTGTGTAAGGGGATATATTTCAAAACATCGCACATATTTATTATTTAAACCCGCACATTATGAAATTACAAAACGCTATTTTTCACACAGTTGGAGAAAAAGGATTTATTCCTTCTTTAACAAAAATTGTTTCAAAGGACCTTCCTTTAAAAACGAGTTATGCTTTAACAAAACTTGTAAAAGAAGTTGAGACAAAATCAGTTGTTTTCCAAGAAGCAAAAAATTCTATTATTAAGAAGTACGGAGAAGAAAAAGATGGAGGTATTAATGTTACAAAAGAAAATATGGAGGTTTTCCTAAAAGAGTTTGACGAACTTTTAAATATAGAAGAAGAATATGATTTCGAAAAGATAGAAATATCAAAAGATTTAGAGATAGAGTTAGCAGTAGGAGACTTGATTAACTTAGAAAAAGTTTTAGAAATTAAATAGTTATTTATGGGTAATGCTATACACGACGCGAATTATAATACTTCTCTGATTGCAGAATCAGATGCAACTGCTGGGAATGTTGTTGTTCTTAATGCTCAAGATACAGGGGAATTGAATGTAGCTGTAGCAGCTGGGACAGAAACTATTGGTTCTGTTAAGATAACTGACGGAACGAATTCCTTAGTTTTGACTGAGCATAGTTCTGCAAAGGTAGATCTTGAAGAAAGAATTTCTGCTTTTGGGGAATTAAAAACCATACAGCCGACAGCTGTTTTCCAATTGTCTTTTAATTACAATATTAATACTGATGTGGTACAGACAACCACTCAAGGGTCTGGGACTGTTATTCAGGCAGATAGTATGGCACAGATAAACACTACAGCAGCAACAAGTTCTGCGGCGTCTATTGTTTCAAGAGAGTTTTTAACATATCACCCTGGGCAAGGAGCTTTAATGCGATTTACAGCACTTTTCACAACAGGGGTTTCTGGGTCTCATCAAGAGATAGGCGTTGGCAATGCTGAAGATGGGTTCTTTTTTGGATATAATGAAGCAGCCTTTGGAGTATTGGTAAGAAGGGCAGGTCAAAAAGAACTGCAAACTTTGTCTATTACAACTGGAGCAGTTACAGCTACTGGGAATATCACTGTAAACGTTGATGGTAATGCTGTTTTGGTTGCGGTTACAAGTGGTGATTCCACTCAGGCGGTTGCTAATAAGATTGGGTTAACTGATTTTTCTGCAGTGGGAGAAGGATTTAGTGTTTTTATTAGAGATGAGGCTGTCGAGTTTCTTTCATCCACATCTGGAGATAAGACGGGTACTTATTCGTTAGTAGATACTGACACTACAGGAGTGGTTGGGGCATTTGCCGAGACTATAACAGGAGTTGCTGCGACTGATGTATGGACTCCTCAGACGAGCTGGAACCAGGATAAATTTGATGGAACTGGTATATCAGGAACAACCCTAGACCCCACTAAAGGAAATGTTTATGAGATTAGGTATCAATGGCTTGGATATGGAGCAATAGAGTTTTCTATTGAGAATCCTGTTAATGGAGACTTGCACATAGTGCATAGAATTGCATACGCTAATGATAATACAGTTCCTTCGATATTAAACCCATCACTGCCGTTTTGCGCATTGGTTAAAAATACAACAAATAATACTCCTATTGTTATAAAAAGTTCAAGTGTAGGGGCCTTTATTGAGGGGAAGATCAATGGAATGGGGATAGTGAAGTCTGCAAACAACACAAAAACTTCAGTTGGCACAACTCAGACAAATATTCTTACGATAAGAAACAAAGTTGCTTATCAAGGATTAACAAATCGATCTCCAATAGAGTTAATATTGGTATCTATAAGTTCAGATGGTTCTAAAACAGGATCTATATTATTTACAATTAATGCTCAATTAGGAGGGACTCCAAGTTATTCAGATATCAATACGAATACTAGTACTGTTGAAATCGATACAGCTGGGACCACTGTTAGTGGGGGGAGTGTTTTATCTGCTTTTTCTTTAGGAAAAACTGATTCAATAATATTAGATATTACAAACTTCCCTTCCACGTTTCTACCAGGAGATACTTTAACAGTATCTGCAGCTGCTAATTCGGCTACGACAGACTTTAATGTTTCACTTACTTGGATAGATAAATTATAATTAATAAGCCAATATGACAACAGCTCTTCTCACCATCAACGATTTTAGTGGAGGAATATCCACAGATGAAACTGCTCAAGCGAGTAATGCTTTTCAGGCTGGGGTAGAAGTAGATATTCATGACAGGGTAGGAATTTTACGTCCTAGTTTCACATTAGCTCAAGAATCAACAACAACAGCTTTAGTAACAGCTATAGATAGTTTTGATGGAGATGGTACAGATAAGCTTTACGGATTTGATGGATCTTTAATTTACCAAAGAACAGGAACAACATGGGCTACGGATAGAACTTTATCAGGAACTACAGCTCTTACAGATACACCTACAATGGTTAAATGGAACGATGCTATTTATTACGCAACAAAGAATGATGTAGGAAGACTTACAGGAACAACTTACGATGATGATTATTTAACAACAGTTCTTTCAGGAACTTTACCTGCACAAGATGCGGCATGGAAACCTATGAAATCTTTTTTAGACTCATTATTTATAGGAGATGGGAGATTTGTTTCTTCAATTTCAACAGCTCCTGTATTTACACAAAAAGCTTTAACATTGCCTTTAGGATTTAGAATAAGAGATATGGAAGTTATAGGAGACAGGCTTGCTATAGCTTGTGGAGGAGACTCAGCAACTGCTGGAGATTCAAGTAAATCGACTGTATTTTTCTGGGATGGAACTTCTGCCTTGCCAGAGAGTAGAGTAGAAGTTGATGCAATTGGAGGAATCCAGTCGATTAAGAATATAGATAATATTCTGTATTTATTCACAAGAAACGTAGCTCCTCCGCAGCCTGCAGGAATAGATATATATTTTTATAATGGATCAGATTTTGATCTTTTAAAAACTATTCCTAATGCTCCAGGAGATACGGATTCTTGTAGGATGTATCCTAATGCTGTAGCGAATTACAATAATAATTTACTTGTAGGAACAACAAGGGTTTCTGGTGGGACAAATCAAAATCATGGAGTTTGGAAGTGGGGAAGGGCTAATAGGGATTTTCCTCGATCTCTTGTTCTTGATAATTTAACAAGTGATGATGAACAAAGTGATGTTACTATAGGATCTATATTTGTTTTTGGAGACCAGTATTTTGTTGCTAATAAAACAGGATCAACTTTTAGGATTGATGCTTTATCAACAACCGTTGCGAGTTCTGCGGCTTATATTGAATCACAGGTTTACGAATTAACAAATGATGAGGATCCTACATTAGTTAAAGGAGTAAAGATATTTGCTAAGCCAATGCCTGCAAGTACCACGGTAGTGGTAAAATACGCTTTAGATGGTGCGGCTTTCTCGACATTAGGAACAATAACAAGTGCAAATCAGAATGATATATTATGGGGGATCCAGCAAAGAGCAGATATTATAGAATTAAGAATTGAAATGACTTCTAATGGTGTTAATAGACCTGAAATATATAAAATAAGTCTTTATTAAATATGGCTGTACGACGAGGCACATCGACGAAGTTTGGGTTACAGCCTATTGTAACTCAGCCAATAAAAAATCCTGTATCTCTTACAGGACTTTCTGGTGGTCAAGCTTTGCCTCAACAGAAGCTTATACAGAAATCTCAAACATCTGCAGAAACAGGTATAGGAACAGGGGATAATGTTATCAGGCAGTCGACAGAATCAGGAAAAGGGTTCTGGATAGGGAATTCTGTATTTGGATCTGCTCCTTTTAGAGTTACGTTGGCAGGAGCTTTAACAGCTTCTTCTGCTACCATTACAGGATCTATAACTGCAACTTCTGGAAGTATTGGAGGATGGACAATTAATTCTACAACATTATCTGCAGGAGATGTTACATTAGATGCAGGGAATACTAAGATTACTTTAGGAACTGGAAACGATATAGTTGCCTTAGATGCGGCGGATGCTACGTATAGACTTGCAATAGGAAACGCAACTTACGCATCTGCTCCATTTAGAGTTACTAAGGAAGGAGCTTTAACAGCTACAAGTGCTACAATTACAGGATCTATTACTGCAACAAGTGGAGACATAGGAGGATTTACAATTGCTTCAACGACTGTATCTGCAACGAATTTAACTTTAACGTCAGGGGCTGCAAATGCTGCAAATATAGCAGTAGGAACAGGAAGTAATCTTGCTGGGATGAATTCAGGTAATGCAGGGACTGATATAGCTTTTTGGGCTGGAGACACGCATGCTAATAGAGCATCTGCTCCTTTTACAGTTAATCAGCAAGGAGATGTTGTAATGACGAGTGCAACTATTTCAGGAGTTTTACTTGCAAGTATTGGAACATTTGGAGGAGATGGGTCAGATGGAGCTTTAGATACTTCAGGCGGAACTGTAGATATAGATTTAGGACAAGAACAACTTGTAGTTAAGAATTACACAACTATAAATATTGCAACGAATAATTTAACTTTCAGCAATCCTCATGATGATGGAACAGTTATAGCTTTGAAGTCTCAAGGAACTGTTGTTATTTCTGCTACGATCGATGCTTCGGGAATGGGGGCTAAAGGAGGAGTTGGAGGGCCTGCTAATACAACGACTCCTGAAGATGGAGATGATGCAAATTCAGGAAGTAATATAGTAGATACAGGGACAAATGGATTAAAAGGGTTGAAAGGAGCTAGTGGATCTGCTGGATCAGGAGGAGCTGCTAGTTCTATTGTTACTTCAGCGACATTTTTTCCTAATACAGATCTGAAATTATTTGAAAAAAGAATAAGATTATTTTGTGGATCAGGAGGAGGAGGAGGAGGAGGAGGATACGAAAACTCAGGAGGTTCAGACACTGCCGATGGAGGAGCTGGAGGCCGAGGAGGAGGAGGATTGTATATTGAAAGTTTAGGAGCTTTGAATTTTTCAGGAACTGTAAAAGTTGATGGAGATACTGGAAGTGTAGGAGGGGCAGGAACTGGAACCGATGCTTCAGGATCAGGAGCTGGAGGAGGCGGAGGAGCTGGAACATTTATAATGTTGTATAATTCTCTTACGGCAAATTCAGGGACTGTTACGGCAACTGGTGGAGCAGGCGGAGCAGGCGGAGACAGTGTTTCTGCGGGGACTCCTGGATACGGAGCTGGAGGAGGAGGATCTGGAGGATCAAGTTTTGGTGGAGCTGGTGGAGCTGGTGGAGCTGGAGCTTTATCTGGAAACGGAACAGCAGGAAGTGCAGGAGCTGGAGCTGGAGCTGCAGGAGGAGGAGGTGGCGGAGCTGGGACTGATTCAGGATCTGCTGCAACGGGAGGAGCTGGAGGAGCTGCTAGTTCTACGAATGCCACGCATTCGATTATAAATATTAATAATATGTTTGCTTAATGTTTTACTATTCCTAGGAATTCCTGTATTTTTATATTGATTTAACAAAACTTTTATACTATGAGAAAAGAATGTTTCAAATGTAAAAGCGTAAATGATTTTTCTTATAAGGCTTCATATTGCAAGCCTTGTTCGTCGGAGAGAGCAAAAGAGTATTACAGAAAAAATAAAGAAAAATGTAATAAGTCTCATAGATTATGGTATGAAAAGAATAAAAAGGAAGACAATTTGAAGTCTAGGGAATATTATAAGGAAAATAAACAATTTATTTTACAGCAAATTAAAGAAAGGCATAAGTGTAATAAGGATGAATTATTAAAATTAAGAAGAGACTATTATCAGAAAGTTAAAAAAGATAGATGTAAACAATCTGTAGATTGGGCTAAAAGAAATAAGGGCAAAAAAAATGCCGCTAATATGAAAAGATATACAAGTTTAAAGAAAAGAATTCCTAAGTGGGCAAATATAAAAAAAATAGAAAAAATTTACATAGAATGTGCTAAAAAAAGTGAAGAGGAAGGTATTAGTTATCATGTTGATCATATTGTTCCATTGAATGGAAAGTATATTAGTGGATTACATCATGAAGATAATTTAAGGATAATACCAGCAATAGAAAATCTTAAAAAATCTAATAACTTAATTACAATATAATGGCACTTACTTTCAACGATTTACATACAAGAGTTACAACATTATTTAGTGATACAACTGCTGCGACGGTAACTTTAGCAAAGTCTTTAGTAAACGAGTCTTATAAAAAAGCTCTTATTGTAGGAAGTATAGAGGATCAAGGAGTTTATTACAGGTTTTCAGTAGCGAATGAGGATACTTATGATTTACCGAATGATTACAGAAAGCTTCAAAGTTTCCAGTTAATAGAGACAGATACGAGTGGAACAACAACTTCGACAACGGCGAACAAGCTTGTCGATTCTTCTGCTGCTTTTGGATCAGCTCTTGTTGGAGATATTGTAGGAAACACTACAGATAACACGTTTACAAGAATTACTGCTGTTGATTCAGCTACTACATTATCAGTTGAAGACGATATATTTGCTTCAGGAGAAGGGTATCAAATAGGAGATGGAACAGCTTATGTTACAGAAGAAGTTAATTCAGAGACTGATTGGAATATTTTAAAACGTCCATCTGTTGATTACACCTCTGATGTAATAACTAATTATTTCATTAAGAATAATAAGATAGAGCTTTATCCTACTCCTAATGATTCGAATCATTTACTTGTTTTCACTTATGTAAAACGAGTTCCAGATATGACTGCTGATGATTACACAACGGGAACAGTTACGGTGGTTAAGGGATCTACAACTGTTACAGGATCAGCAACAACGTTTACGGCTGCAATGGTAGGAAGATCTATTCAGGTTACAACCTCAGGGTTTTGGTACAGAATAAAGAGTTTCACGAGTACAACGGTTGTTATCCTTGAGAAAGCTTTTCAGGAAGACGGAAGTGCTGGAGGCGCGTTTACTATAGGAGAACTTCCATTAATACCTGAGCATTTACAGCCTGAGCTTACGTATAATGCCATAGCATTTTTATACAGAAGAAGAGAGGAGCTTGATTTGGCAAGGGAGTATAGTTCATTATGGAATAAAGCAATACTAGAATTAAGTAAATACGGATCAAGTAAAACTACAGGAATTACTGTTAATTTTAGGTCAGACAGAATTATAAATCTTGATTCTTCTAAAGACCGTCTTATAACTAAATCATAATATTATGGCACAAATTGATGATATATTAAAGAGTTTAGCTAAAAGCGGAGTCAAGAAAGGGTCTAAGCTTTTTAGTGAGATTTCCAAAGGAAAAAGAAATTTTAGTACTTTTGGATTCATTCCAGGATTAAGTCTTTCTAAGAATGACATGCTTCAGAGCGCAGCTGACGCTAGAAGTTCTGGATTCTTTGATGAGAAAGGTTTTGAGAATGAAGTTAAAAAGATTCTTGGTAAAGACGTTGTCCCTGAATTATTCAAGGATCCTTTAGGGAAACAAGAAGAAAAAGGTAACCAGGCAGGATTTGATTCTCCTCAATTAAGGAAGAATGTTCTTGATGCTAAAGCTGCAAGAGAATCTGGGAATGTAGATGCAAATGTATTTAAAGAGGCTGCTAAGAAAAAAACTGGGCTTGATGCTTTTAAATCTAAGTTACAACAACAAAGAGATATTAAATCTGGATTAACTACAGATCCGAAGAAGGGATCACTTGATGCTTTTAAATCTAAGTTGCAACAACAAAGAGATATTAAGGCTGGGGTTAAAACAGAAAAACAGAAGAGTTTTTTTGAACAAGCGAGAAGAGGTAAAACAACTTCTTCAGCTGCTCAGAAATTACTGGATGCAGGACAAGCGAAGACTCAACAAAGAAGACTTGCAGATCAAACTCCTGCACCAATTGCTCCAACGGCTCCAGCTCCAACTACAACTCCTGTTCAACAGCCTCAGCCAGGTGTTCAGGGTCAAGTTGAACCCACTACACCTCAAAGAGACGGACGAGTTCAAGAAGCTATAGATTTTGAGAAAGGAGCACAGAAAGATTTCAAAGAAGCTCTTCAGCAACCAGCTGTTTCTTCATTAGAGCGATTCAAGAAAGCTCAAGAAGCTGCAGGGAGACCTCAGTTAATACAAGGAAGACAAGAAACACTTGGACAAATAACTCGTGTTAATAATCTTTTACGGAATCTCCAGAAAGATGTTGTTACAGGAGGACAGGATGTAGGATTACTACAAGCAGGAGCTAGAAGAATTGAAGCTAAAGAACGTGCTCCTTTAACAGAGCAGCTTCAAACTTTAAATGATACATTCAGATTACAGAATCTTAAGATAGAAGATGTTGATGATAATATTGAGAAGCTTATTAAGTTCGGACAACAAGACGAGGCTGATAAGTTAAGCAGATTAAAACAACTTGCTTCATTATCAGGACTTTCTGATACAGAAAGAGATCAAATAGCTGCAGAATCTAAAGCTGCATTAGAGAGTGCTAAGGCTGTTACGAAACAGAAAGAGGCTGATAAGAGTGAGTTAAATAAAGGTATTAATGCTTTAAGAAAAATTGTTACTGATGCCAATGTAATTACTCCTAAGTTTCAGAAATCTGTAGTTGAGTTAGAAGGACTTGTACAAAGTGGAGAGATATCTGTTCAAGAAGGACTGGCAGGACTAGCGGCTGCAGTAGCTTCAAATCCTACTCTGAAAGCTAAGGCAAGGGCTGAGTTGCAGAAATTGCAGAAGTCTGCGAAGACGGGAGTTGCTAAAGATAAAGGGCAAAAATTAAGTGTTAAGGAAAGACTCTCTATAGGAAAGGCATTTGGATTAACTAAGGATAATACCCCAGCAACATTTGAGGCTTTATCCCCTGAGCATATAGATTTTCTTGCAGAACAAAATATTGACACAGGAACCGACTCTGAGATATTAACAAGATCACGATTAACAGCAGAACAGAACTCAGATATAAATACATTGCAAGCTGAAATAGATGCTCAGATTAGAGACGGAGTTAATCCAGAGGAGGCTTTGCGATTAGTTACAGAGGTAACAGATGATGCAAAGGTAAAAGCCTTTTTAAAAGCTTCAAAATCAAGTTTAGTAAATCTTATTCAAGGAGCAGCTCTAGCAGAATCATTTAATGAATAATTATGCCTATTGATATAAAAAAATTAGAAGAGTTAAGATCTCAGCGTTCGGGGAGTACTCAAAAAGATTCAGCATCTCCAAGGGTTTTATCTAAACCTTTAGGGGGAAGCGAGTCTTCTATAGACGTATCTCAATTAAATCAATTAAGGGGGAGTAGAGGCGGCGCTTCTAAGGCTTCTGCGATTTCTTCTGGAAAAACTCTTGCAGGGCAAGAATTCCCTAAGAAAATTATAAGCAAGGAAGGTGCTAAGGTTGTTAAGAAATCTGTTAAAAGAGAGGTTGTTGATACATTTAAAGGGCTTGCTTCTTTATTAGGAACCACTGCTACAAACTTAGGAGATTTCCTAGTAGTAAAACCTGTAACAAGGGCTGTTACATTGCTATCTGTGCTTGATCCTAATATGAGACCAGATGTTAGAACCAATATAATTAATGATATTGCAGATCAAGAATTAAGTGATAGTGCTGTACAACAAGCAATTGATACTTTCCAGTTTGGAAAAAAAGGAGTTACCCCTGCTCTTGATTCATTAAAGGATGTTATTACAAGTCCAGGGAAAGTGATTGATGACTTTAGAAAATTAAAGCAATTTGAATATGCAGATGTAAGAGATGAGATAAGAAGCATAACTTCTGATGTTCAGAAGCAGAGAGATGTTTCAGGTCTTGCTAAGTTTATAGGGACTTTTGGAGTAGCTACAGCTGCATCATTCGCAGAGACGGCAGCTTTTCCAAAGCAGTCTTTTGTTGATAGACCAATAGAAACTATTTCAAATGCTTTATTAGTAGGAGGGTTAACAAAAAACGTAACTGCTAAAGTTGTTCCTGGGAGAGTGCAAACAAATATATCAAATAAGCTTAAAACCTTAAAGTCAGGAACTGCTACAACTGTTAGTCATATTGCTGATGTACTACAAACGTCTGCAGGGAAAGGTGCTAGAGCTACAGGGCAAGTACTTTCTAAGATAGTTAATAATAAAAAAATAAAGAAATTAGAATCTTTATTTGAAGATATTGCGAGCTCTGCCACCTTAGAAAAAATAAAATTAAAAGAAGTTTTAGTTGGGTCTGTTAAAGGGTTAAACAAAATTGAGAGAAATAATCTCGTTAAAGTTATTACAGGATTAGGAAAGCCTTTAAGTAAAAAAATGGATCAGGCTGTAAGGGTTTACTCGGAGGTTATACAAAAGCCTATAGAGAGTTTTCTTATAAAAACAAAAAGATTGAATAAATCAACAGCAGAAGCGATGGCTTATCAGCCTTTATTGAAAAGCCTTGGAATAGAGATAGTAGGAAGGACAACTAATAAAAATATAAGGAAAGCTTTTATTAGGGCAGATCAAATAACTAAAAATAATGCTGCTAAGATTATAGCAGGAGTGAAATCAGGTGATATAATCCCTCAAGGAACGGAGAAGGTTTTACAAGACTTTAAAAGGTTCGCAAAGAGAAAGATCAAAGTATCTGATTTTGATATATCTCCTAAGGTTTTAAAGGTAGGAGGGCAATTAATTAATAATCTAAAAAAATCAGGGTTTACAACAGCGAAAAATATTATAGAAGCAAGTGATGATGCATTACGATCAGTAATAAAAAATAGCAATATTAAAACAAAGCCAAGAGTTTCTACTTTAAAACAAAGAGCAAAAGAGTTTATAAGGAATAAGCAAGTTGATATAAAACCAGAAGTGAAAGATATTGTAAACCAAATACGAGGAGAGATGAATCAGGTTAATATTGCAAATAAAGTTGCAAAAGCTGTAACAGATTTTCCAAATGCTAAGTACATAACGTTTCAACGAAAGAAAAACCCAGCAAGGGAGATATTCGATTTTATAAAAACAAAGTTTAAAGATAGTAAAACGGTGGCATTCCTTACAAAGATTAGTGATCCTGCTGATTTTAGCCCTGGGTTAAGTGTTAGCGGAGTAAGAACTTCTAAGTATATTCCAGGTATTTTAAAAACAAGAACAGGTAAGGCTATAACTCCTGAGGATTTTTTAGAACAAACGTTTTTAACAATTGATCAGTTCGTAAAATTAAAGGTTATAGATCAAAAGCTAGGGGTGTTAATAAAACACGCTGATGATGTTATCCCAAATGAAAAACCTGATCCTCGGTTTACTTACTTTACTCCATCTGTTTTACAACGAGAGATTAGCAAGTTGAATTTAGAGAAGGATGTTTTAATGTCGTCTACTCCAGAAAAGGTATTATCTGATTTAATGGATGGATATCAGTCAACCTCTCCGAAAACTGGGAGTAATAAAGTTTATAAGATCAGAAAAGATGTATTAAAAGAACTAGGATTCTTTAGAACCGCTCTTCCTGCCAATGCTGAGTTTATGAAAACATGGTTTTTCGATAAGCCAACAGGGGCTTTTAAAACAATGGTTCTTGCATTACGTCCTGCTTGGACAATTAACGATGCTGTTGGATCTTTTGGATTAAATCTCTTAGCGGGGGTAGGGATGAAGGATTATATTAAAGTTATATCAAGACCAGATATAAGAAGGAAGATCCCTGAACAAGTTAAGCTTGGAGATATCTACGGAGCAATAGATAGCATTAATGACGTGAAAGTACCTACGTACTTCAATGATGTATTGGCTGCTGCTAAAAAAGGAAACCCTATCCCTGCTGCAAAGGTTTTAGCAAAAGCTCCTAAGGCTTTTATACAATCAATGTGGAAAGCAAACGGGGGTGTTAATAATTTCTTTAGAGAGGCAAGGTATATAAATGTTGCATTTGATGAGGCAAAGGCAATGGTTAAAAAAAGGGGAGAGAAACCTACAAATGAAAATATATTAATACAGATGGATAATCCCGATATCAAAATGAAAGCGTTTGATGCTGTTAAAAATACACTCCCTGGATTCCAGGTGTTATCCCCATTTGAAAGAGGGTTTGTAAGACAATTGATTCCTTTTTATTCATGGATAAGATTTATGGCAAGCACTGGAATGAAGCTTTCTTTTACTCCTACGGCGATAGTAAGGGAAAGACTGGGAGAAATTATGGGAAGAGAGACTGCAAAAGAATTTGAAGAAACAGGAAGACCTGATTACTTAAGAGATAGGTTCCAAACAAATCTAAAATTATTTGGAACTCCTGTGGATTTTGATACAAGATCGTTTAATGTATGGAATTCTTTAACTGATTTCAGCTTAATCTCTTCATTAGCTCCTTTGATAGATTTAACAATGAAGTACTCTACTGGAAAAGATTCTTTTACAGGACAGTTTTTTACAACCCCTGAGCTCCCAACTAATGCAGATGTATTCTTTTCTCCTGTAGATGATCGACCCTTACCAACTATAAAAGAATCTCTTATCTCTGTAAGTCCACAAGCAAAACTTGTAAGGACTTTGATGGATCCTGTTAAAAGACATACAGCAACAGGGGAAATAAAGATTGATAAGAAGACATTAAAGCCAACTGAGATAAATAGAGGGATAGAGGTGATGAAGTTTTTAGGATTCCCCTTTAAAGAGATTCCTAAATTTAGATCAAAAGGAGAACAAAAGGTTGTAGAAATAAAGGCTGGTCAGAAAAAAGATTTAAATAAATTAATGCATGACATCGGAGTCAAGAAATTTAATGAGAAGAAGACGCAACGTAAAAAAGAAAAACAATAATAGCAAGTCCTGGATTATATAAAGCCAGTAATATAAATAGGATGAAGGGAGCCATAATGTTGTTAGTTAATTGATTGAGTAGGTTTTTTCAAAGAGTTTGGAAGTGACTTAAATAGTTCAAGAACAGATTGTTTAGCTAATTGAAAGCCTTCATGGTATTCAATATTATTATCTATACAATACTGAAACATTTCATCAGCTTTAGCTTCTGCTACCTTTAGAGTCCATAGCTCATGAGAGTTTAACTGGTCTCGTATAGGGGTTGTTCTATTCCCATTTATTAGCTCTAAACACTTATACGTCATATTTGTGATAAGGCTGTTATATCGATTTGCGTTCTTACTCCCATTGTCTTCACAGTATTTAATATATTTTTGAACTGTAGACATAAGATCTTTCCTTGTTTCTATTCCTCCTTCTCTTGTTTGTAACCATGAAGCTTCTTCATTATTCTTTAAAGCGGTTTCCATGCAAAAGAATGCTTCTATGACTTTATCCTGAACTTCCCATGCTTTATCATATTTTGATAATTGCATTACTAATTTAATAAAAGCAGATCTGTTCATTGCATATCCATTATACTCTCTTCCCATTTTGTTTTTAAGAATAACTTCTTTAAATACTTGAGGAAAAACAGGGGGGTGCACACCTCCCTTTTCAAGCTTCTCTTTTTGTGCTATAGTCTTTTTTATTTTTACCATAAGATCTTTATGAGTAATTTCTAATTCTTTTGCAAGAATCTCTGATGATGTAAAAACATTTTCTTTCTGAGTGTAAACATATAGGTTTTTCATATACATAATTTAAATAATAAAAACACCTGCATATTTTATACACTATAAAATATAAAGTCAACAATATATTATACCTACTCACAAAGTGACTCACTGTGACTCACTTCAAAGATTTACTTCCAAGAATTTGGTAAGACGTATTTATAAAGCCATTTATCTTTGGAAGTAAGTTCACAAAAATCTTCACAAAAAATAATGTGAACATATATATAAGGTAACAATTGGTAACCAGTAACAAGTGTTTACCAAAAGTGACTCACTTTCTCACACATATAGAGAATAAAGTTCTCTACAGTTAAATGGCTTACTGCTCACACTTTCTAGCGCTAATCTCGCACAGGTAGAGAATAAAGTTCTCTACAGTTAAATGGCTTACTGCTCACACATACTCGCACATAACTTGCAATAACTCCAAACAAAGTATACTCTAAGAACAACATAACTATTTTCTTATGTACATAAGAGCTAATAGAGACATTACGAAGTTATCAGAACCGTTTCAAACCAAGGTAAGAGCTTTTCTTGCTGATTGTTGGGAGAATGATTTAGATATCTTTATAACAGAAGCGGTTAGAACTAAGAAGAGACAAGAGTATTTATATGCTTCTGGTCGTACTCGTAAAGGACCTATAGTTACTTGGACTCTTAACAGTGTTCATCTAACAGGAAACGCTATAGATATAGCATTTCAAGGACCTGAACTTTATCCTAGAGATTTAAATATCTGGCATGCTGTTGCTGGATATGCTAGAATGCACGGGATTAACTGGGGATATGACTTATGGAAAGCAGATAAACCTCATTTTCAGGAAGTTGTCCCAGCTATACCTGATCCTAATAAATTAATAAAATATACCATGGACTTAAAATTCCAAACCGCTGTACAGAATAAACTATTAGATTCTATAGGAAGCTCTCTAAGTGCTTTATGGAACTTCGCTAATACAAAGAAAGAACAAGATCGTATAAGTGAAATAAAGAAAGAGCTATTATCTTTTAAGGACTAATTATGAAGAACAAAGTAATGCTTTCTATTATAGGAGTTATTTTATTTGTATTGTTTCTCTGGACTATGTTGTACGATATGCAGAATACTGTTGTATGGGATAACAGAAAGACCACAGGAGAATACAAGGTTCGTATCAATTAATTTACATACTATGAATAATATATCAGCTAAAGGAAAGCTAACAACAAAGGAACACAAGAAGAACTTCCGTGATATGGCAGTTAATCTTGTGAACGTATTGCTTACATCAGTAAGTGCAGGATTATATACTTATTTAAGTGGTGATTCTTTTGCAGAATACACTCAAGGACTTGGAGCTTTCGCAAGTATAGCTCAATTTGCAGTCTCTTCTTACGTTCTTCCTTTATTAAACAGGCATCAGAATTTATACAGAGTATAATGCCAAAACTAGATTATGATCGGCACCTCATACAAATATACGGCAATGAATGTGAGTTACTTTCTTATGATAGAATGAACGATATTAAATCAAGAAATATTAAACAATTAGACAGGACGTCTATCGTTGAATCTTGTGAGATTTCTATTCAGTGTATCTTAGAAACTGTAAGAGAGAAAAGAAGGCTAGTATTAAGTGGACAGTCTAATATAACTGAGCTAATTGATTAAACAGCTCCTGTTTTTCTAAGCTTAGCAAAAGAAATATCTATAAGCCTTGTCTCGCAAGTACAATCCATAATTTTACAGTTTATGGTTTTCTTAATTGTTTTTGCTGAAGTACTTAAGAATAAATCTTCTGATTCTTTCTTTATAGCGTCTATAGCTTGGCAGGTATCAGAACATTTCCTTCCATCTGCTGCTTGAAACCCCTCGTTAGTGTAAAAAAATAAGTTTTTCATAAGAGCTAAGTTATTTAGATAATTATATTATTTGATTTAGATAGTCGTTTTTTACGAGCGGGTGTTTCAAATGCTTTTTCAATAGACCAGCTATACTTATTTAACCTATTTGTTAATACTGATTTTTTTATATTTAAGTATTCAGCCCAGTCTGTTAGAATTTTTGATTCCCCTTTGTATGTTATAAATCTATTATTTCTCTTGTTTCTTGACTGCTCTGTTGTAGTCGCCCACTTGCAATTTTCTTTTGAATATTCTTTATTATTATTTATCCTTTCAATTGTTAGATCTTTTTTATAACTTACATTCATGTCATTATAGAAACTCATAAAATCGTCTCTCCATTGCTTGCATACTGTTATGCCTCGTCCTCCATAATATTTATAAGCTGGGTTGAAATGGTTAAAGCATCTTTGTTTCATAGCTTTCCATACATCATAAAGTACATGACTTGAAAGATTGTGTTTTGCAGTTCTTTCCATGAGTTGTTCTAATTTAAGACATCCACACGACTTAGTATGACTACTCCTTAAGTTTTCTAATAATATTGTTTTATAATTGCCACAATTACAAATACATTTAACACGCCTTTTCATTCGTTGATACTTGCCAGAAAAATAATAAAATCCAACATCTTCTTTCAAGACAATTAGTCTCCCGTATTGATTACCAACAACATCCTCTCTCATAACATACAAAAATTAGTGAATAAGTTGCACCTTGATACATAACATATTAAGACTTATTCACTAGTTTATATAGGCTATGGATAAGGTGCAGGAATATTATAACTTATTTATATGAAAAAGTAAAATCAATTAACTAGACCTGAAAGGTAAGCTCCTAAAATTGTGAAAGCTATGAAGAAAACGAGATTTATACAAATTGATTTCTTATAGTCGTTCTTCACCTCTTGGAGGATTTTGTGGAGTAGGTCTTTATTAGTCATAATCTAAAGATATTAATTCTACATGATATATTATCTTTTCTGTGTAACTGAAATAGGTCTCCTCTATCTGTGTATCTAGCATTTAATGCATCAGCTACTATAAATTCTCCATTACATCTGTGATCATCAGGGTAGTCATTACTTACAAGTTCTACTTTTTCTCCTGCTACAAATGATTCTCCTCTTGTATGCATAGACCATTCAAGCATCTCTTGAGATAGGGCTATGTATCTATTCCCTTCTTTAGCTCCTTTACATAAATTTATTCCTGTTCCTCCTGCTATGCAAGGGGTTGAATCTGTTTGACCACGTTCAGGATTATAAGAAGTAAATAAGATGTTTTCTTTTATCAGTCTTTTAGGCTCTGATCCTCCGTCATTAAAGAGTGAAGATACATTTCAGATATTCTAAGTTGTCCTGATAATGCATGCCATTGATCTTTGTTGTTCTGTATTAAAGATTCTAGTTCAGCGACTCTAGGATTTATGATTGAAAGCTCACTGCGGTATTTATCATTGTAGTACTGTAAGTTTTCCATCTCTCCTTTGGTAAGACTTATATTGTCTCTTATTTTACTCTCTAAAGAGTTTGAGAAAGCAAAGACACTAATTGTTAGTAAGAATGTTAGTAAAGCTCCTGAGGCTAGTTTTGTTTGAGTTTTCATAGTTTGTTAAAGTTAGTAATAAGTTTTAATCTAATTTATAAATTCCAAGAATCATAACATCTGAAGCCTTCTGCTTTATACTTATTTTGTTCTCTAAATATTTAAAGCTCTCACGTGAATTAAGTGATCCTTTATACTCAACAAACGTTGATTTATATCCAATGCCTCCAGGAGATCCATCATCTTTGTATTTATACGAAATAAAATAAATCTCTGTGTTTTTCATAGTTTGTTAAAGTTAGTTGTTCTAGATAATAATAGTTTACATCGTTCACATCGTTTCTCTTCTGTTTGGCCACGTTCACGATTGAATTTAGAGATTTTTGGTATGTGCCCTTTTAATACACAGTGGAATAAACTTAAGAAGTTCATAATGTTATTAGTTAATTGATAATAATTCTGAATTTTCATGTATGTTTCCTATGATTGCCATACAAGAAACTTTGTCTTTCCCTTTTAATAATTTACCTCCTAAGGTATTAGATAAAAAATATCCACCAAAATAGCCATTCCATAGAACTTTATAAGTCTCTCCTTTTTCATCAAGTTCTTTACATCTATCAGGATTCCCACAATCACATCCTCCTCCGTCACAGTGTAGGTATTCATTATCTTCTTTTACTATATCTCCTTCATATATTTCCTTGTCATCCTTGTCTTTGAGTCCTGTGTATTGCATGACTTCATACTTGCCTCCTTCGGTTTCATTTAAGCACATATCGTACTTTTCTAAATACTCAGGACTTCGAAACCATTTATTGTATGCAAAAACAGGTTCCCGAATCATTTCTTCTGTTTTTATCAACCAGATTCTAAACATAAATTGTCTCATAATATTATTTGTTAATTGATAATTGTTTAGGACTTGTTGTATACACTCCCTCACTCGTGTGATAGGAAAACAAAAATAAGTACAGCTTATACATCATTTAACTCGCTCGAAACTGTACTCTCCCCATCAAGCCCTATCACACGAGGCGTTGAACTACAAAAACAACAGAGGGAAAAATTGCTTGATAAGGTTAAGAAAAATCGAGCGAGGGGGTGTATACAACTAGCCGTTGAGCTGTTAAGCGAAAGGCTCCTAAACTATTCTTTTTATATCTATGCATTTAACCCCTATCTCAGTATCCTTTGCTTTTTCTGGTGGAGTGAAAGCGAACTCTATCTTTTCCTTGTTATGATATACGTGAGTTATTAACATAGTTCTTTTGACGTGTTTTCTCTTTATTGTATCAAGAAACATGAATATAGGTTTCATTCTTTCATCCATTTTCTTGTCTTCTGTACAATTTAAAATCTGACCTAGTGACATGTTCATAGTGTTGTTTATTTAATTGATAATTATAACCAAACTCTTAGTAATTGCATGTAAAGGATTGCCATAGCAATCATCATAGCTACTACAAAGATCATCCATCCTTTTTCTTCTTTCTGCGATCTAAAGATATGGAAGAATCCTAAGAGTAAGGCAAGTGCTACCATAACGCCGACATTGATTAGTACTGTGTTCATAATGTTATTTGTTTAATTTATAAGTTTTATGTTTGATAGGTTTAATATCTTCTGTAATCATAAGCTTTATTAACTCATCTACAGTGATATCTTTTATGTATACATGACTGTTCTTACCTGTTTTATATTTAATCATCTTAAATAAAATTAAGAAGTGTAGCCATTGCTCCAATAAGGAACATAAGTAGTAATGCCATCCATGTTGCGTTTGAAAGTGAATCAATCTGTTTCGATAGCTCTTCGTTTGACTGAGCAAGGGTCTTGATGAGTTGGTCCTTTTGTTTGTAATTCATGGTATTGTAAGTTAATAAATATTAATATTTATCTTTTTAATATAAGTTTTCTTATTTCTCTTATCATTATTTTTTTTGATTTTTCAATATCTTCTTTGGGGTTTTTGTCGCGGACGAGATCTTCTTCTAGCTTACGTATAACGTCATCATTTAATACTATTTTTTCACTCATGTGACTAGGAGAACATCTTAGTCTAAATAAATGAGATAGTTGTTCAACTGCCCAGTAGTTTATATCAATTGGGTCAACTAAAGATTCATCCATGGTATTGTAAGTTAATAAATAAAGTTATTTTGTCCATATCCATTTACCTTCTTTTTTAAGTTTCTCTATCTGTGCTGAGGGAGGATTAAAGAACCTAGGGTTTATATCATCTTCCTTCTTTGTAAACTCATTAAAGCTTACGGGGTCTTGGTTGTATTTTTTAGGAGTAGTCATAATGTTTTATGTTAATTTTTATGATTTATAAAATAAGTCATTTCCAACGGGTGTATAGTTTAGATTTGAAAGAATTTCTAATGCAATTGGTTTGGGGAACCCTTTTTTGCAACCATCTCCCATATGAGACTTCTTAGGACATTCATTTATTCTTATTGAAAAAGATTTATAAATATATGAATTAATAGGAATCTGATGTCGTTTTTTTATAACCAACAAAGCCTTCTTTATGTCATCAGTTACCTCTTCTTTTGTAAAGTATATATCGTAACTACTATCATCGCAGCACCATGTCCCATTACCATTTTTCCCCCATAGTTGTGTGTCATAATAACAAGCACGACTTTTTTTAATATAAGCGTAAATCATAATGTCTATTTTATTAGGATGTTATTGGTAATGTAATTAGATAAATCTTGCATTGTCTTTCCTTCATCTCTTTCAATCATTTGTTTGTACAAGTACTTCAGCTGAACTGAATACTCTCCTGTAAAACCATTGTTTGCGAAATCTTGTAGTAATGTCATGATGTTTAAATTAAATAATAACGTACGCCGGCTACTCAGCCTGCATCTCATAGAAATCATCTTTCTCATCCTGATTCATATGTTTCAATCTCTGATCAGTAGAAAGAGCATCTATACAACTAAAAAACTTCTCCTGGTCTTTTTTCATTTGAATAAAAATATCGTTCATAATGGTGTAAGTTAAAAAATAGGTGTGATCTAAGCTTAATTGAAATAAATTAGAATGTCAAGAATATCTTACAAATAAGTTATTATATTGACACTTATGTTTCATAAATGGTACGATGTAGAAGAAATAACTTAATTTTTATAATATGCAACAATACAAAATCGATCCTGAAAAAATACTTGATTTAAGATTATCTAGAAAAATACGTAGCCAAAGACAACTTGCACAGATTTCAGGTGTATCAAACCAAACTATTAGTCATATAGAAAGAGGTATAGTTGAACCTTCTTTTTCTAGTGCTTGTAAAATAATGTTAGCTTTAGAAGTCTACGATATTAGAGAACTTATGTAAGAGTATCAACAGTCTTTCGCTTCGCTCAACGACTTAGGTCATAATCTATATTATCCCATTTCTCACAGTAAGAACTACAATATATTTCATTTGTAGTATTCGGTATTCGACATCCCTTACAAGTATTCTTAAAAAGGGAGATCTTCCGCTTTGATCCTGTTTTTGTTCTTCTCATGTATTGCTTTTATTATTTTATCAGGTTCTCCTGTTTTTACCCATTCCTTGATTTTCTCTTCTTCTTCGGATTTTTCCTTCATCGCTTTAAGCCATGCTTGTTTTTTCCAGTTGATCATATAAATTTATTATTTAAAGTAAAATGCTTTTATAAATATCTGAAAATATCCCAAATATACCTGTAATCCTTCTTAAATCTTTCTATCTTGTAGTCTTCAACTTCCTCAAAAGTACACGTCCCTTTCTCGTAAAGAGGCTTTAAGAAATAATATGGCAACATATATCCAGAATAATGATATCTGCCATTAGATTGCTTATAAGCCACAGCTATAATACAGAAACTTTCTCCTCCTGATTTTTCTACACGTTCCATGGCTGTTATCTGATGTTCTCTATTAGAAAACATCGCCTTAAAATTAAGCTTTGTCTTAAGTCTTGAAACTTTATACTCAAAAGCATAAAACTTTCCATTGTGTACAAGATAAGCATCGTAAGGCTTATACCCCAAACTATCATCAGGAATTTTAAAGTAATGCATCATTCCTTCTAGTTCGTTAAGACTATGAAGTACCTCCGTTTGAAAAGATGTTTCTTTATAACTCATTTTAAAAGTTTAATTATATAAATCATGCATATCAATACCCGTTGTAGATCTCATATACATACGAAAATCGTTTCCTAGTTTATAAGATAGTTCTTTTCCATCTTCTAAAGAGATCTTGTCTTCCTGCATCTTATGAACAGAAGAATTAGAAAATATTGTGTTACATATTATTGCACAATTAACAATATCCTCTTTACTAAACTTCGGAGGGACAATAGGTATTTCCTGCGTACTACTATCAAAATCTAATGCCGCTTCTGCTAGAACCGCTAAAGCTTCTTGGATTATTTCAAATCTTTCTTGTTGGTATGGGTTCATAGGTTTGTTTAATTTAAGTTCTTACTGATATAGATTGTTCTTGGTAAACATTGAGTCCTGCTATATCAGTATTCCCTGATCTTATAGCTGAATTAACTTTTACATGGTCTATTGTTAGAAATTCTCTAGGAACCTCTTCAAGTTTACGTACGTCAAATTTCCATACTTTCCTGATACTGGTAGACCCTTCCTCCGTCCTTGTTTTAGAAATAGGAGCCTCCTGGACTTCTGTGTGTTGTTTGAGCTCTTCCTCTCTCTTAGTATTATACTGAGACATCTCAGATTTAAGAGTATTCTCAAGAATACTGAAAGGAGCACTTTCTTGTTTGAACATAGAATTAATCTTTTTAAGAGAAAGATTTATAGGAGTTGTCAGCTCTTTTCTTAATAACTCTATCCTTTTCAAGCGTTTCTTTGTAAGTATAAGAACTTCTCCAGCGTAAGTGAAGGAGTCATCGCTTGTAACTCTTAATTCTAAATTATCCTTAACAAAGACAGAGGCATCAGCTTTTATCTTTTTTATTGTAGTCTGTAATTCCATAATAAGATTATTAATTAATATTATTCCGAAATGTAAAGATTAATAATCTTTCCCTTTCTCCTCAATCTTAATGTTTATTCTTTTTTCATCGTGCTTTGATCCGTATTCTCCAATTTGTTCAAGTAAGGTATAAAGCATTGTATGAATTGATTCATAATGATTTTCATCTGTATCAAATACTATTGCATTATCTTCTGTTTCTAAAATATATCCGTTCGATACTGTTCTGATTGTTATTTTCATAGTAGTTGTTTAAATCTATCTCTTAATAATTTACTCCACTAACTCATAAACTCCTTGTTCAGAAAAAGCGTAACACTTAATAGGATAATCATCTCCTATTCTTTCTTTAAGCATTCTCTTGTAATGGAATAACTGAGAAGCTATCTTTCTATTCATACTTGGAGTTAAAGGTTTATCCATTATTTCAGGCTTCACATCACAGATCTCTATAACGTTATTCTTAAACCTTACGATATCTATAAACCCACTGCGATCATCCTCATTACTGTATACAGGAAGCTCGTAACACTTGAAATACTCGTCATCCTTTAAGAAGAATTCCTGACATATAGGGTGTTGCTGTTGTCCTGTACCTCTAAACTCAGACTTTAACGCCATAAACTGTAACTCAGGATACTCTGTTTGTTTTATCTCCACTAAAAGATCCTTGCAATTACTACAGCCGTTCTCTTTGTAAGTCGTTCCACAAAGAAGATTATCTACTATATAACAATCAAGCCTCGAGTCTCCTTTAATAATATCCGAAAGGAAAGAGAGAGAGTAAATCAATGTTGTACTCCCTCTCACTTTCTCGAAATGTCTTTGTATCTTGTTATTCATTGTTGAAGTTTATTAATACGGCTAAAATGGTAAATTCCCTTTAGCTTCGTCTTCAGCGTCCTCAGAAAATACTTCTGTAGCTAATTCTTGCTCAGGGCTTGTTTCTTCTTGAGCCTCAGTATACTGAGCCTGGTATTTCTTCATATCTTTAAAGTAACTTCCTACAGAATCCCCAGCTATAACAGCTTCAGCGTATTGCTTCTCATCCAGTTTTTTACCTGAAGTAAATACAGGAACAAAATACTTATTAGATCCTTTCTTCTTTTCCTCAAATGTTTCTACACTTAAAAGATTAGGACTCTGTGATAAAGCTTGACCCTGTTCTATCCAAGCACTTAACGAGCACCCAGAAAACTCAAACTTTATAAGCTCCTTGTTTAATATAGAGTAAAGCACTGCGGTAAATTTACCTCCTTGAGAATTAATATCTCCTTTGATATCCTTGTAAAACCCTTGAGCAATAACACAAGATTTCTTCTTGTCTTCAGCTTTACTGTACTTCGCTGCAAATATAGTAAGAGATTCTTTTCCTGTTTGTTCTACCTCATTACTCCATATTCCAGAATTTAACTGATCTGAATATCCCGTAACACTCGATACATTCTTTATAGGAATGAAACTTATAGGGAGTTTTACCTCAATGTTTTCTTTCTTTTCCTTATTATAATACTGAAAACACTTCTTTGAGCTTTTCCACTCAAGAAACTTTGTCGTAGGATTAATAGGTTTCTCCGAAGTTGATGGATTTAAAAATGTCATAGTATAGCGTGTTAAATAATATAGCGTGTTTGGGGATGGTGGCCAAGAACGCCTTTCGGCTTCGCCTCAACGGCTTTTCCAATCGTAAAGGAGGCTTACTTGAACCTCCTTACGATATAAAGCCCACCACAAGCCCTGCTTTTATCTTAAGGAATTGTAAGGCTCTTGTCAAGAGTTTTTATCATTGAGATGAAAATAAATCTGTATCTATATACCTCATATCTCCTGTTATAAAGTACATAAACCGATCTTTTAATGTTGGAGTTCTTTTTTTAAAATTCTTGAAAGCTTCTATTATTTGTAAGAATTCCAATTCTCCTTTTATAGTAATATTAATAGCTTGTTGATCGCTGTACATAGAGCATCCGTTGTCATTACATATATCAAGTTCAGTAATACATTCACTATTAAAATTAATCCCAATTCTAGTCTCAGAATCTTCACCTTTCTTCCCATTTGAATCGAGAGTAAAATTACATTTTGGGTCTCCCTGCCATCGATAAATTTGTTTCAACATAATATATAAAATTAAAATATAAAATACTAATTAATTAACTAAGAATCCTTACAGCTTCTTTAAAAGAAACACAATTATTCTTCATTATAAAATCTATTCCTGACCCCCATTCCTGACATACATAGCACTTAAAGTATTCGTATCCTGCTTTAGATCTCTGGATTGTCATTGATGGTTTTGTATCATCATGGAATGGGCATACATACCACTTCTTTGTTTCTATTAAACCATGATTACTGAAAATCTCTGATAAAGGAACAGCTTTGGCTTTCTGGATTTGTTCAGTGAAGATATTTGAGTTATCAGTTCGTAACATGTTTAATATGTTTTCATATATAGGCTTATGACGTCTAGATTTCATCATTTCATAACAATGATTCACTAAATCAGGTCCTTTAAAAGCTTGTATCATATTATACTGGGTGAACTTCTTACGTTTCTGTTCTATCTGTGATACGTACCGATTGAAATTCTTTTCTTGATTAAATACATCCGCTATTTGTTCTGGGATTATGTCTTCAATATCAATGATGCTGCGAGATTTGATTTTATTAATCATCTTGCTTGGAGATTATAAAATAAAGTGTCTTATTCGTAATTTGCTCAATCCTTAATTCTTCTTCATTATCAGCACACCTCTGGCTAGTGTTTGATATTAAAGCTTCAAAGAATTGTAAGTTATCACGGTTCTTCCTTTGTACCGCATTTCTTCTTAAATCTGTCTTAGTACATCCTGGATTACTCTTTATGTAATCGTAAACCTTTTCATCACTCATACTGTTGTTGATCTTTTCTACAAAGAATCTCTTGAACTGTTTAGCAAAATACTCTGTTATTCTTAAAGCTTCTTCCCAATGCTGTTTCTGTATCTCAAATCCGCTAGAAGTAAAAGCTGTTATACAACCAGCTAGCTTTATTGTCCGCCATTCCCGGTTTTTCATCTCTAACTTCACCGCTGTAATAGTTTCTTTCTCTGAGGATAATTTAATATCTTCTTTGTATTCTTCTATTATATCTACAAGATCTGGATGAATTGTTATCTCTTTATGCCCTGCGAGTTTTATCTCTGGCTCAAGGCCGTAAAGATATTCTTTCTTATAAAAAGCCACTTTATCTAAGAATTGATTAAAGTAATCAATCGTTTGCTTCTTCCCTTCTATCGCACTTTTCGTTCTTTCTAATCTTTCTTCTTTCGTGCTTTTCTTCATTACTTGTTTTTCAGGATACGAAATAATAGCACGCCTAGCCAACCCAGACTGCAAAAACCTATTAAGAGTATTATTCGCAAGTTCATTCTCTATTAAGAACTCTATACTGGAATGTGCAAAAAATGTTTGAGGAACAGAATACCGCTTTTCTTCAAAGTTATCGCCTTTAATAATCTTAGGACTGAAATTCCCATTATCAAATGTTTCTATCAAATAGGTCATCATGTACTTTCTTGATTCGCTTTTAGTGTCTATGTAATCTACAAACTCAGAGTTACCAAAATGCAAAGAACCAAAGTTAGCATCATTAAGCGTCTCACGAGCTTTTAAGAATCCTTCAACTGTTCCATCACTTGCCTCGTATCTTAGATATAATGGAGCGTTTGCTTTTCTGTACTCTCTAGCATCAGCTGATTTCATCTCTGTCTGCTCAATATGCAAAGTGTTTTCCTCTCTCTTATTCTGCATATATAAATTACAGAGCTGTCTCTTCTGATCCTCAAAATCTAAAAGACAATCTTTTATATTCTTTATTGGTTTATCTTTTCCTTCTCCGCTTTCCATGAAATTTAATATGTAAACATTAGGAGCTGTATTGTAATTAAGCTCTTTAGATACTATTTTTATATTATTAAAACACATAATTTGACTTATCTGAGAAAGGACTGCTAGAAATAAAGATTCATCAGGCGTGTGCGGATTAGAAGGCTTCAAATAACCGTCAATAATCCCTTGTATATTTTTAGGAAGATCCATAATAGATTGTATTGTTAGGTGATAAAAAATACTACTAACAAATTGGGTTATGAATCAAAAGGGGTGGATTTCTTCTTTTTTATATAAGGCTTAATTATTTCTTCTCTGATAAAGGTGGAAAGAGGCACTAAGCCTCTTAAATCCTCTATAATTTCTCTCGTATCAAGATCTAAAACAATAACGATAGCAGCTTTTGATTGGCTCATGATAAATGTAATATTATATAGTATTTTATAGTACAGATTATACATATATAATAAGTTATAGATATATAAAAGTAAAGCTAAAAAGCATGAAATTGTTAGATTTTCATGCTTTAACCCTCTTCTTGCCCGAGGTAGTGGGTTGAAGATTATGCTTTAGTACTGCGGATTTCTTAGACTTTACCCAAAACCCAGTGTTTCTTAGTATATATATATTTATTTAAAAAAAAAAAGAGAGAGAGAGAGATAATATATACTATATATATATGGGTAATATATATATAATATTATAATATAATAGCAGTACTAACACAAAACAAACTGTCCCATTTTGTTTGGGTTTTAACTGGGTTGATACGGGCAAAGTGGGGAAAGCTATTTTAATATGTTTTTAATCACACTCTTTAACTAGTAGTTTTAAAAAGAACAAAGTGTAAGGATGGTGTGCGCGATGTTTGTTTAGGGGTGTAAAAATAGGATTTAAAGGTGTGGTAGCTGGATTTTAATGTATATTTGGTCTTTGTATACGTTTTATATGTTAAGGTTGAGTAAGGGGGATTTAAATGTGGTTTTATGTTAATTGATAAAAAAGAGCCTCAAATTCGTTGAGACTCTTTTAAATAAAACTTAAGAAAGCTCAAGGCCTATAAGCTCTGAAAGGTTTTACAGACGAAATCTAAGATCTTTCTTGCGTCTGTCTCTCCATAAGAAGTGATGAGTTCTTGTCTTATGGTTTTATAGGCAAGGCCGGATACAGCTTTAACAATGATTGGCTTTGAATGTTCTAGGATGTTTTGATTTGTAATCATGGTGTTTTTAGTTAAGTAATAAATTAAATGATATATAATATGTTTATATATACCATCGCTAAAACATACGCCCAAAAAGCATACGCCAACATTCGGAGTGTGAATAAAATAGTTTCCATAAGAAAAAAGTTAAGTAATATAATTGGTGTAATTAAATCTTACTCTTCTATTTTGAGACTGTCAAGAGTATTGTATTAATTTCTTTTAATTGCTTTATGCATTCATATATTTTATTCTTTGTCTATATAAAATTTTTTAAATCGCACGTTTATGAAAGAAGATACTCGTTTGACGTGGAAGCAAAAAGAGTTTGCGAAAACATATGTTGAGAATGAAGGAAATGCAACTAAAAGCGCATTACAAGTTTATAAAAATAGCTCGGAAAACGCAGCAGCAGTGGAAGGAGCACGGCAGCTCAGAAAGGCTAAGATGCAAAATGAGATTATGTCAATCACTGAAGGCGAGGGCATTACCGCTAGCTGGATCAAGAAGCTACACGCCCGCAGAGCCACTGATAGCAAGCGATCTGAGAATTCCCAGGACAAAAACCTACGAAATCTTGGAGAAATGGCTCAGTTATACAAGAATCCGGAAGAAGAGAAGAAAGTACAGACATTAAACATCACGAATATAACAAATTATATAGATAAAACTTATGCGACTAAGGATAATCTAAAAACAGCAGGCGTGGAAGTTGACTCTTTAAGCGAGGAAAGCCCCCTTGAGGATTTATAGTCTTGATCTAAGAGCTTCTGTATAATTTCATGACAACTATTACCTCGAGAGTTATTGCGTCGCTTACAACGCATTTAAATAGGATAGCCTGTGATAGAGCTAGTATACAGAGGTGATTCTATGCACAGTATACCACGTGTAGGATTATCTAAACCCCTGTATAGTGTGTGATAGAGCGGAGATGTGTGATTATAGCTGTTTAATCATGCACAATACATATTGTGGAGGATTAAATACATCTGACCACGGGGGTACATGCACCCCTGGCGGGGTCTTATATATATTATATAATACCCCCACCCACCGATTTTAAAAAAAGGAACCCCCTTTACTTTTTAAGGAATAGTTGTGGGGATATACTTAATTCTTTTTAAGGAATAGTTGTGGGGATGTATATATATTTAGTTCCAAAAAAGCGGGTCCAAAAAAGCAGTGCATATTTGGACCTGTTTTATATAATAAGTTTTTGTTCCATTTCAGATTTAACCATATCGACCATTTCTTTTTTTATTTCTTCTTTGGTTCCCCTTTTTCTTTTTCTTTCATCTTCGATTTCTTTTTCTTTGTAGTATGAGGAGCCGTGTAGTTCTGTCCATTTTTCTTTATCTGAGGGTTGTATGATAGATCTTCGTAATAATTTAAGAGCAGATTGTTTATCATCCACGTGGAAATCCTTACGAGACCCGCATTCTATGCAGGTAACGATAATTCTATTACCTGAAGTTCTTTGGTCTTTAAAGTCGTGACCTAGACGTGTGCAGCGTTTTGACATAATTTATTTATTTATTTAAAAGATATTACAGATATTTTATTCCTTTTAATTTTAGAAACGGTTTCTTTAAAAGCTTTTTCAGCTCGATCCTGGTATGATGATATTTTCTTATAATCTAGAATAAGGCCTATGATAATTCCAATGATTAGAAATACAAGATTTGTCATAATATAAAAATTTATATAATGTATTACATATATGAATAATAAAACATAACCGCACATTATGCAAAAAACAATATTAACGGAATCGGATATAATCAAGGCGATAACGAATCCCGTGGAGTTTATATTAAATTACTGTAAGATTGAGGCAACAGGAAAAGGTCTTGTTCCTTTCCATTTATACATGTATCAGAAGCAGGCGTTGAAGTGTTACTTAGAGAATACGCATACGTTTATTTTAAAATCAAGACAGTTAGGATTTACGACATTAGCGGCTGCATATGCGTTATGGACGATGGCAGATCGTGGTAATAACGTTTTGTTTCTCAGTAAAAAAGAGGATGATGCTATTGATATATTGCGTAAGACAAAGATAATGCATGATAATTTACCTGAGCAATTGAAGCTTCCGATAAAGAGTTCGAATCAGACGACGATAGAGTTTGAGAATAAGAATAGGATAATGTCTCTTCCTGCTACAGAGCGTGCTGGTGCGGGTAAATCAGCATCTCTTATAATAATGGATGAGTTTTCAGCGTTTCCGAGTGCGAAGGACAGGATAGCTGGGGAAGACGTGTGGAATTCTATTTTACCGACGCTCTCAACAGGAGGAAAAATTATCGTACAATCTACTCCTAAAGGGATTGGAAATAAGTTTTACCAGTTATGGGCTGGGCAGAATGGATTTAAGAAGTACAAGGTATTATGGCATAGGCATCCTAATTTTGGGAGGAATATAAAGAAGTTAGAAACGAGTACTATTTACGGGGAGTACACGAGTCCGTGGGCTGAGAAGATGATGCATAATATGACGCCAGATGGGTGGGCGCAGGAATTTAATGGGGATTTCCTACAATCTGGGCGTCCTGTATTTTCTCTGAAGGATTTATTTATAACGAAGGATGAAGAAATCAAGACACAATCAGAACAATACACGAATCATTTTGTATGTGGGGTTGATTTAGCGAGTGGATCTTCTAAGGATTATCATGTTGCTCAGTTTATTTGTGTAGAAACGGGATTACAGATTCACACGATGAGGTCTCAGGATCCTATAGATGTATTTTCAAAGAAGGTAGAGGCGAAGTGTGAGGAATATAATTACGCTTTATTGATATTTGAGAATAATTCGGGGTATGGATTGGCGTTTATGAAGGAGATTAAGTCGTATAAGAACTTATATTACGAGAGGAAGTTCCATAAGAAGACAACGAGGAAGACTCCGAAGTTGGGGTGGAACACGAATGTGAAGACGAAGGAGATAATGATAACAGATTTGAATTTGGCGCTTATTAATAGGGAGATAAAACTCTTAGATCAGAAAACTGTTTCTGAGTTAATTGCATATCAGTATGATGATAATGATAAGATGAATGCTCCTGCGGGCTTAAATGATGATTGTGTAACAAGTTTAGCTATAGCTTGGCAGGGGGTTAGGAGTTTAAGTAAGGAGAATTATTCTATAACGAATAATAAGAAAGATTTTATAGAATCGACTCGAAGTTACGAGCTGGATGCGAGTGGAATGATTCCTGTAAAAGATGTGGTGTTTCAGAAAACCACGGTAACGGACTGGAGGCTTGCATAAAACGGGAAAGATAAATATACTTTAGTAAAAAGTAGATTTTATTTATTCAATTTACAAAATAATTCTAATATTATGATGAAGCATCAAGATGGGATAGATGAGTTAATGAAAGAGTTATCGATAGATATTCCTGATGAAGACCTTGTTCAGATAACGAATAAATGGCTTGATAAAGGGAATGCATCTTTGCAATCCGTAAGAAAGAATTCTAATAAGAGTAAATCTTATTATTTACATGGTACAGATTTACAAGAAAATCAAAGACAAGTTATAGATAATAAGATTCATCAATCGATAGAAACGATTATTCCTATAGCGACTTCAGGTGTTCCTGTTCCTAATATCTTAGCAGCGAGTGAGAAGACTGAGGCTTTAGATCGTGCGACGATGTGGGAGAAAGTTTTACAATCGGTTTATCGGAGACAAAAGATTCAGAAGAAGATGGAGAAAGCTTTGAGGTATTTGAATATTGCGAACTTTGTAGTATTTAAATACAGGTTTAATCCTGAAACCTTTGATGTAGAAACGAGTGTGATCCATCCTGATCGTTGTATTTTTGATAATGACAGGAATATAGATGATGGTTTTAACTGGTTTGCTGAGAAGATTACAGTTGATGCGGAGGAGTTGGTGAAGAGGTTTCCTAAAAAGGAGAAAGAAATTAAGGCTTTTGTTCAGAATAAGATGGGAACAGTTCTTACTTATGAGGAAATATGGACGGATGAGTTACAGATAGCAAAAGTAAAGAATATTCTTTTAGCTAAACAGAAGAATCCTAATTTTGATTACAAGAATGAGAAAGGAAATTACTTTGATAAGCCAAAGATTCCGTATTTACCTGTGAATATGTTTGATATGGGAGAAACTATTTCTGGGGCAACGAGTCTTATAGAGCAATCGATTCCTTTGCAGGATACTTTAAATAAGAGGAAGAGTCAGATTGATAAGAACGCGCAGATTGTGAATGGTAAAGTTGTAGGAACTGGTGCAAACGGGTTATCTAAACAAGAGTTTTCAGAAATTGATTGGACAAATCCAGGAGAAGGGATATTTATGTCAGAAGGAGAAGTAGGAGATATCATTCGTGTTTCTGGAAGTCCTTTACCGGTATTTGTAGAGAACGATATGCATGATTCCAGGAATCAGATTGATAATTTAATGGGAACACATAGCACAACTCGAGGAGAACGCGAAGGTCGAGAGACTGCAACAGGACGAAGTATTCTTTCTCAGGCTGATAGAGGGCGTATAGATATATTTTCAAGACGTTTAGAAGAGGTTGTAGAACTTTTATTTAAAGGTTGGACACAAATTATTAAAGTTTATTTCACGGGGAAGAAAGTTATTTCTTTTGTACAGGAATCAAAGATTAAAGAACGGATTATATTTGATCAGAAATCAATTGATTCAGGAATGGATATAGAGATTATTCCAGGAACTCTTTTACCTAAAGATTCTGTTTCTAGGCAGCAAGCGGCTTTAACTCTTGCGAATGCACAAATGATTTCTATTGTAGATTTATACAGAGAGATGGGATTCAAGTCTCCATCTGAGATGGCAAAACGTTGGGTATTGCAGCAGCAAGGCAATTTCCAAGAACTTATTCCTGGATTCGGGCAACCTGCAGGAGAGGGAGATGTTGAGAACCAGATTTTAAAAGCTGAAGATGAGAATAAGAGAATGGCGGCAGGAGAACCTCAGCCTCCATTTGAAGGAGCTGATGCAAATCATTTAGCAGTACATGAACAATTTATAAGTCAGAACGAATTAAGTCCTGAAGTGAAACAATTATTTATAGATCATATGCAAGCTGAGGTGAAGATTGTTGAGGAAAGATCTAATAATACAATTTAATTTCTAACTTATGTCATTAAAGAAACTTATAGAAGAAGGCGTGATGTCTCTTGGCGCTGCAAAGAAGAAGGGTGCTAAAATACCAAAGAAAAAACATAGTCCTATAAAAAGACTTGTGCTGGCTTCTTTATAGATTTATCATTATTACGATTTAACCGCATATACATGTCGCAAAACACAGACGTAACTGGAGACTCGTCAGCTCCAAACCCCGACGTAACTGGAGATTCGTCAACTCAAAACAGCGTAAATGATGATTCGCAATCACAACAAAACGTCCCATATGAGCGTTTCAAAGAGGTAAACGATCAGTTAAAGGACACAAAGTCCGAAATGCAAGAACTTCGTGAACTTGTAGAAGGAATAAACAAACCCTCTGAACCCGAAGTAAAGTCTGAAATTCCTGATCCTTATGATGATCCTGAATCGTATGCTAAATACATGGAGGATCGTGCATATAATAGGATTAAAACTGAGCAACAATCAGAGTTCTCTAAAAAGCAAGAGCTTGAAAAAGATATTTCTGATCAGTTTAATAAAATCAGGGAGTCTCATAAAGAAATTAATGAGGACGCAATCGCAGATTTTGCTTTAGAATACAACATTAAAGATGATAACGGGAACTTTAACCTTATTAATGCGCACAAACTTATGTCTAGCATGAGTGGAGCAAAAGAAGAAGGAGTAAGCAACGCAATGAAATCTTTACAACGAGGGAGTATGATCCCCTCAGGGAATAATTCTAATGCTCCTACTTCTCTTGGAGATATAGGACAGAAAGAATTGAAAGGAATGTCTATAGATAATTTGTCAGCATGGCTTTCGAATAGACAGAAGTAATAATTATATATTAATTTTAATACCATGGCATCAATATTTGATAGTTATGTAACAACAGCAACGCAGGATTACATAATGCCTAAAGTTATAGATTCAGTATTGGACGATAACGTTCTTACTTCTAAACTTCTAGGTAATTCTAAAAAATTCAGAGGAGAACAAATCAAACAAACTTGGAGAGTTGGTTCAGGAACTGCATCTTCTGCACAAGGAGGATCTTTCCGAGGAACAGATACTTTCGTTACATCTATTGATAACGAAGTTGTTCAAGGAGCGTTTAACCCTAAATATGTTTACGAACCATTAAACCTTGTTTACACAGATCTTTCTCTTAATACAGGAGCAGAAGAAGTTGTAGATATCGTGGCTCGAGAAACTGAATTTAGTTTTTCTAATCTTTTAGATAATGTTGGAACAATGTTCTACGGATCTGCTACAGATTCTTCTAAAGATTTCTCAGGACTTGCTCATATCGTAGGAGCTACATCTTCTTATGGAGGAGTTTCTCGTACAACAAACACAGTTCTTCAATCTGGAGATACTTCTAATAGTGGATTTGATAGTTCAACTACAACTCTTACATTAGCTGCAATGAGAACTATTTCTAACGCACTTTCATCAGGAGCTATTAAACCTGATTTAATTGTTACAACTCCAGCTATCTTTGGATTCTTTGAAGCACTTCTTCAACCAATGCAACGAATGGATATTGGAGGATTTCATCAAGTTACTCGAGACGGACTTGCTCAAAACAAGGGTGCTCTAGGAGGAGCTGTTGGATTCGATGCTCTTATGTACGACGGGATTCCTGTAGTACGAGACGAAAAATGTCCAGCTGATAAAATGTATTTCCTTAACATGAAATTCCTTAACTTCTACAGAGTTGAAAGCTTTGGTCAAATGAAAGGAGTTGATAACGGATGGAAAGATGTTTCTTTCCGACCTGATGTTGTTCAAGGACAATACGCTCAAAATGTTGAATCAGGACATAAAACTGGTTTTGCATGGTCAGGATTCAAAGAGCCTACAAATCAAGCCGCAGTTCAATCTCAAATCGTTCTTTCAGGAGAATTGATTAATACAGATCCTCGAAGATCTGGAGGTTTCTCTGCTATTACTGCTTAATTATTAACTTTTTCTATTATGGCTTTAAACCTAGCAAACTATATTCCTGCATTGAAAATGGGAGCTGAAGTTGATATCTCAGGATCAATCAAAACAGCAACTGATTTACAGTGTGATGGGAATACTACTATCGGGAATGCAAGTACAGATACTTGTGTATTTACTTCTGCTGTTGTACGAAACATCGGAGTAATAGGACGAACGCAAGGGACTCCTTCTGCAAAAACAACAGCTGTAACTCTTACAGCTGCTGAACTTCTTACTGGAATTATAACAGCAACACATACTGCAGGAGCAACTGCTGCTTATACTCTTCCAACAGGAACTCTTATGGATGCTGCAATGCCTACGGGTTTTGGAGCAGATGAATCTTTTGATATTGTAATAATCAATCTTAGCGCTGCTTTGGCTGATACTGTTACAGTAACTGCAGGAACAGGATTCACAATCGTAGGAGAGGCTGTTGTCGAATCGGCTCATGCTGATTCTGAATTTCAAAGTTCAGCTCAATTCAGATGTCGAAAAACGGCTGCAAATACTTTTGTAGCTTACAGACTGTCTTAATTTCTTTATAAACTAATTCTTTTATTATGAGTAACCCACAAGGTTTAACCTTTAAAACTCAGCTAACTGATTCAAATACTGTAGCTCAAGAAGAGCTTGGTATTATCAGAACTGAGAATGACTCTGCTACAGACGGAGGATACAAAGTATATAAGTACGTTCAAGCTGCTGCAGATACAACTGTTGCAAACGGAACTCCACTTTTATACGTAACGGCTACAACAAACAGAACTATTGTTACTTTGGATCTTACAGATGCAAATACAAATAATGTTGCTGGAGTTGGAGTTGGAGCTATTGCTGCTTCATCTTACGGATGGATTCAATTAAAAGGATATCATTCAGCTGTTATTACTAACGCTGATGATGATATTTCTGCAAACGATGCAATTATTTATGGTGCTGCTGATGGTGTAGTTGACAGCGTTGCTGCTGGTACTGCTCCAACAAATGCTATTTTAGGATTTGCTGTTGCTGATGACGTAAACGCTGATGATACAGTTGCTACGCTTCTAACAATCTCTGCTTAATTGATTTATTTCTCTACCCTCTTTTAGAGGGTGGGATTAATATATTAATTAAAAATCCGCATTATGAATATCGTTACAGAATTATTGGACACGGCTGTGCAGAAAGATGAATATAAAGTTTTAGTTATTACAAATCCTTCTGATAAGGATTATAGTTACAACCATCAAAATGAAGATGGAAGTTTAACTCCTTATGTTGTAAAAGCACAATCTGTTATTTCTATTGCTAAAGTTGTAGCAAGAGGAATGGCAATTCAGATGGCTAAAGATATTTCTTATGAAAGATGTACAGATAGAAGTCAATGGAAAGGAGTGTTTAGACCTCGATGGCAACCGATATTTGAAGAGATTATTTCTTATCCTCAAGAGGCTGAAGTAATAAAAGCAGAAGTTCTTTCAGAATACAAACCTGCTCAAACAGAGGTTGTTTTCCCCCCTGAACCAGAACCTGTACAAGAAGAAGTTAAAGAAAAGATTGATTATGAGTCATTAGAATGGAATACATTGAGAAATACTGCTAAACTAAAAGGGATAACAACTGCAGGTAAAAACAGGTTAGAAATATTAGCAGAACTTAAAAATAAATAATTATGGCTAAAGATTACAATTTCTTCAAACGTGATGATAATCGTGTAACTATTCCTACAGGAACAGGGTTTGAAACTCAAGATGCTACAGGGACTCCTCAAAAGTCTCCATTAACAGTTTCGAGTTCAGTAATAACTATTGCTATCCCAACGGATGCTGCAGAAATGGTTGTAAGTGTGGATCAAGATTGTCGTCTTTCAGAAGAGGCTACAGCAGCTGATAGATATTATGTTATTAAAGCTAATACTGCGGAGGTTATAGGATGTTCTAATATAGATACTCTTTATTTATTAAGAAACGCAGCGACTGATGTAGCTTTAAATTTTAGATTTGTATTAGTTTAATTATTATATATGCAATACGAACTTCCTTATACTGTTGATTTTAATAGTGGAACTGCTGAAAAAACGTGGGCGGTAGATGTTCGTAATGATGCAGGAGTTTTAACTATAGATGAAGTAAAGGATTTAGAAGGAAATGATTTAACTTATACAGATTCGAGAACTAATAATATTGTTCTTTTGTCATTTGACGAACCGCATAAAGGGACTTGTAAATTAACTTTATCTTAAAATGGCTTTACAATTATCTTCGGTAATGGGTTCTTCAACTGCAGGAGTTTCACTTTTAAGTGGATCAACAACTGATAATGCGATTGTAAGATGGGATGGAGCGACAGGAAACTTGATTCAGAATTCAGGATGTACGATTGATGATTCTGATAATATGATTGTTGCTGGTAATTTAACAGTAAGTGGAACGACAACAACAATTAATTCTACAACTGTAACAGTTGCAGATAAGAATATATTAATAAATGAAGGAGGAACAACTGCAGGAACCACTGGTGCAGGAATTGATATTGAAGGAGATGCTGCAGCGGTAGTTGGGTATTTCAGAGTTGGGAGTGCAGATAATACAAATTTAGAATTTAAAGCTCCTGGGAATGCTGGAGTATTTACAGTTGATATAAATGGCAGTCAGACTTTATATATGAATGCAACAGGGTTTGGAATAGGAGAAACATCTCCTTCAAAGAAGCTTCATATTTCTCAAGCAACAGCAGGAGAAGCTGAGTTGATTTATTTACAAAACACACAAGCAGCGAATACGGCAAATACAGTTAGAACAACATTTAGACTTGAAACAGATGCTCAAACAAGATCTTCTGCTTCTGTTATAAGTGGATTTAGTACAATTACAGATGCAACAAGGATTGGTACGTATGATATTAAAGTAGCAGCT